TGCGTCAAGGTCAATGGCACGAACCCAGCCCTGCTCATCTGGATTATGATCAGACTTACGAGCAGCGTGTCGGGTATCACCGAGCCAACCATCCGATGCCCTGTCACGATCTGGGAAGGAATCATCTATCTGCTCCCGTAACTGGATAGCAGCTTTAGATAGTTTTGGCTTCACTCGAAGCAATTTCTCTTGCAACAAATGCAGGTTTAATCAATCCAAGAACAATAGCTTGTTCCTCACTGATTCCAAGAGAACTTAATAGCGCTTCTTTAGCTGCTTTAAGTTCTGCTTCTTTAGCTGCTTTTGCTAATGCTTTTTCAGATATAGCTGCTTCATAATCGGCTACTTCTTCAGCAGTCATTTCACGAGTTGATTGCTCACCTGTTGCATGATCATATATTCCAATTTTGTATGTCATTATGCTGCTGCCAATCCATAGATAGAAACTGTGCCCGTGATGTTTGAGCTTGATGTTTTTAGTAAGAAACCTGTGTAAATTCTAGAGACTGCTAAAACAGCAGAAAAGCTGCTGCTAGTAGCTGCGGTACTTTCAACATATTGACCCAAGAGAGCTGGCTTATCACTGGAATTTCCTACTCTAGTAACATAAAAGAATCCTGCTCCCGTGTTACCTGTTCCACCAGTGTCAGGTGAGACTGTAAATTGTGTTGCACCATTTGAACCAGTATTGGAAACACTGGTTGAATTATATGCAGCGTTAATAGATGAACCATAATATGCCGTTGCTTCGGTAGTTGGTCCAGCGTATCTAAATTGTAACTGCAAATCGTCTCCACTTGTTGTGGCATAAAGGTTTTCTATGACCACTAAATAATTTTTGTATGTTGATGTAAATACTCCATCAAAGGCTTGAGACGCAACATTAGAAAATGAAGTGCGAACGATAAAGGTCATGCCGCTGGCTCCACCAGCAGCAGCAGCCCATTTCAATCCAGTTGCTGTAGTTGAATCAGCTGTAAGGACTGTGTTATTCGCGCCCACCGCTAAACGAGACACAGTATCTGCAGCAGTAGCTGCAATGATGTCTCCCTTAGCATCGACAATTGCCTTAGCAACCATTGTTGCCATTGTTGCGTCAGCAGCATCGCCTAATGCCTCAATTGCTGTTGCGCCATTCTTTACTAGATCGCTGGAAGTAGGAACAGGCCAGCCATAGTTGGGTGTAGTAGTTGCCATTAAGTTAGTGCTCCAGTCGCGTTAGTCCAGATAAGTGTAGCATTTACGCCTGTCCAAATTAGTGAGGCAGGCAATACTGTTTCCCACTGGGTAGTAGATAGTGAGAAGTCTGTAGCTGAGATGTAAAGAGTCATTTCTGTGAAACTAGGTGTTGCTCGCAAGGCCACATTCTCAACAAAGCCATCGAAAGACCCACCGAACAAATTGGTAGGCAGGTTAGTAATTAAGACAGGCTGACCAAAGAACACGCCAATAAGAGAGTCAAGCATTGCGCTAGGCATATCTGGGTTATCAAGTCTGAAGGTAATTGCTCCTAGAGAAGCTCTAGGGTTCTTGCGTAGGTTTAACTCTCTAGCAGCGATGTCAGTAATGTCACCAAGGTTCTTGATGTTGGAATCGACTGAACGCTCAAAGAGGCCGTATGAGGCTATAGAGTCGCTATCAGAGGTGCTGTAGGTCGAGCCATAGGCTGTGGAGTAACGATAAATAAGGCTGTTACGGATGCGTGCAATTTGAGTCTGAGACTGGATACTGCTAGGAGTTGCATAGTTTCCATCTAAATTAGTAAAGCCATTTGCTGCAAGGTAATTAGATCGATGGTCTGCATCATCGTAGGAGACATCGCCATCCTTCTCCTCATAGATGGTGCCAAGTGCGCTAGTAGCAATTTGGTCTGCAAGGGTCTGAGACTTGGCAGATGCGCTAGCAGCTAATGCAATCATTGTGTAGAAACCTGCGTCAATAGTGCCAATGTAAGTCTCAGCTTCAGCCCATGTAACAGTTGGTGGGTATGTATCCCAAGTCACTGTAGGGGTAACTTCAGCCCAAGTAAGATTAAGAGCTTGTCCTAAGATTTCTGCAATCTGTGCACCATCTAGGGCTTCTGCAAGAGCTGTGTTATAGACAGCCTTAGTCAATTTAGCCAGTGATCCAATGCCTAAAATTGTGCCAGTAGTAATAAAGCCAGTCTCGTCTGGACTTTTAACCCCAATGCTAAAGTCAGATACTTCCCCGCCAAATACAGTGACATAAGTACCGCTAGAGTTTTTAAGTTCTAAAGTAATTGATTCAGTTACATTGATTGTAAAATCTGCACCAGTAGTATTAATAATCTGTACTTGGCAGTAGCCAGCAGTGGCCTGTCTATCAATGTCTAAGCGACCAGATGCAAAAGAAACAGAGGTGACAGTTGTATAAACATCATCACCTACTGTCACTCGCCATTCTGGGAGCCATGTCATATTGCGTTGAGTAATCCGTTTCTAAGAGTGCCACGATTGACTGCGTCTGTTATCACTTGGTTAATAGCTTCTGCAATGGCGTTGGGATCACCAATACCTGTATTTACAGTTGTTGCAATCGTTACGCCACCTGCTGTTGAACCAGCAGTACCACCACTACCGCCTGTAGGTACTTGAGGCATTACTCCAGTTGCCCCACTTATTCCAGCAGCTGCTGCTGCCTGAGCTGCGTATCTTGCACCTGATAAAGCCTGCGCGAAAGATGCACCGCCTGCTAGTCCAGCTGCTAATGAGTTTTGTGCAATAGTGCTAGTCAATGCAATGGATTGACCATTAACTTCAATCAAAGCTCGCTTGACTCCGTCTAGTCCAGTTTCCCATGAAATAAACGGATTGCCCGCATCCATAGAATAAACTTCAGTAAGTAAAGTCTGAAGGCTTGTCACTTTAACTTGGGCAGCATCTAACATCTTTGTGTATTTATCTATCTGGTCAATGTTTTCTGTTTCGATAGCCTGCATGAGCTTTAGACGAATACGATCTTCTTCTGAAATCTTACCCTTAAGAGCTGCTTCAATCTGAATCTTTTGTAGGTCAAAGATTGCCTTAGCCTTAGCCAGTTTCAAAGCATCTTTATTGACTTTAAGTGTTTCTCTAGCATTCTTTTTAGCAGCTGCTTCATCGGCTAAATTACGGCTGCCTGTGGACATAGTGTTACCTGAGCCACCTGTAAAGAATCGGCGAGCAGTTGCAGGTTTATTTAATAAAGCATCCTTTTTGTCATTAGCTCTGTCATAAGCATCGCCTAAGGCATCTACAGCTTTAACAGTGCCAGCAATAAGCCCTACTAGAACAGCTGCATAAGCTACGGCTCCTAGAGGGTTTAGCACAGCCATTTCAGCTATAGCAGTTCCAATTGCAGTTGCTCTAAGCGCTTTATAGGCTTTATTCAGATTTTTAACTAAAGTAATAGTGCCAGTAATAGCTGCTGAGATTTTACTTAGTGTCCAAATAGCAAGAAGTGTTGAACCTATAACTTTAATCGTAGTTAAGTTTTCTTTTAGAACACCACCTAAACTCTTAAAAACACTTCCAGCGCTTTCTCCAAAAGAAATAATTGCTTTTTGCAAATCTTCAATGTTAGTCGTGCCTGTAGCAAGCATAAGGCCATCAATGATGCCTTTGCCAATTGCTTCTTTAGCTTGATCTACAGCTACTCCCAGACGGGCTAATTTGCCAGCATAAGTATCTGCTGCTTTAGCGCTTGCTCCAGCAAATACGCTATTAAGTTTAGTTTGTAAATCTGTAAAACTAATTACTTTTAATTCAGCCTGAGTAAGTCCTAATTTATATTTTCTCATGCCTTTTGTATTGCCAGCGTAAGCAGCAGCAAGGTCACTAGTCACAGTTTCTAAATCAACTGTTGAACCCGCGCTTACATTTAACGCCAATTGCATTAGTTTCTGAGATTCAGAAACACTTCTAGTAGCCGATAATAGAGCCTGAAAAGCTGGACGAAGTTTATCGTCTAAGACACCTGTTGCTAATTGGCTTTGACCTATGAACCTTTCCACGTCTCCAGTAAGTTTTCCAAAGCCTAAATTCTGTAAAGTATTAGCAAGGAGTGCTGCTGACTTTTCTTCTGCTATAAAGGCACTTACGGATGATTTAAGTAAAGATGCAACTCCAGCACCAATAACGGCTTGCTTTAGTTTTTTACCAAGTTTATCTATGGCCTTTTCGCTTTGTGTAAAAGCCTTCTTGCCAGTAAATTCAGCAGCTAAGTTAATAACTACGGATGGATCAACGGCCATTATTTATATCCCATCGCTGCATAAAATTTTACCTTAGAAGTTTCAATAGCCTTGAGAACTGCTGCATTAGTCTTACCGCCATCTTCTTTCCATGCTCGAAAGATTGCGCGACCCTTCATCTTGCTGCTTCTGCGACCTGCACCAGTTTGATTATTGGCATCTGCAATTTCACTGTATTGATCCATTGCTTGAATGAACAAAGAACCTGCCTCTGGATTATTGCTCCGAGATTGATTTTTAGTACCTGATCTAATCTGCCTGCCTGTGCTTACCCCACCAGAATAAACAGTTCCTAGAGGAGCCTGTTCACGGCCATTAGGATGCTTACGGCCAGCAGTTTCATAGATTGCACCAGCAGCAGAAGCATTAACAATGCGTGCCAAAGCTCTAAAGCCTTGTCGATTAGGTTTAGAGGGAGTGGTCTTATATCCGATACCGCGTTTAGCTGCACCGCTACTCCACAAAGGGAATCCACCATTACCACTAGCTTTAGCCCAGCCACTTAGCGGAGCCTGTGAAGGGATGAATCCTCTAGCCTTGTTTGTAACAGGCTTAAGCAATGCACCCAATTCTTTTTGAGTTTCTTTAGCTAGATTAGGAGTAAAGTTTTTTAGAGCCTTACGAAGTGCGATTGCGCCCTTGATTTCTACTGGCATCGCTTGACTCCTTCGCTTCGTCTTTGAGACCCTTCAACAAGGCTTGGAGCATTATTGGGTCTAACTCTAGTAACTGCTGTGGCGCGATTCCCAACCTAATGCTCAATCGAGCTATTAGATAGGTGAATGGATAATCGCGCTTTAAGCTAAAGGGTCTGAGTCTAAAACCTCAACACTCTTAAGTGTCTCGATAAACTCAATCCCGAACGGCTTAACAGTTTCACCTGATCTGCGTGTAATTTCCCAACTCAACCAATAGAGCATCCCTGATTTTTCTTCGTCACGAAACGCACGATGAAATCCCATCTTATGATGTAATTCGAAGGAATATTCCACTGCTGGACTGATTTCGCCTTCAAGTACGCTTCCATCATTACGAACGATCTTAAGTCTTGCCATGATTAGCCCCTTAGTTTAGTTAGTTAGTTTATGACCAAGTACCAGTAGATGCGTAAGAAGTCTTGCTATTACATGTAAATGTAATATCAATCATTCCTTCATCGCCAACTGCACCATTGATGTCAGTTAGATTATCTACGAGGATTGTACCTGAGTATAGAAGGTTTGTTGCTGAAACTGCTGAAGATGAATCTTGGATTGCTTGGAAAGCAACTGTAGTTCCAAATGCAGCTTGAAGTGTTGGTAGAACGCTTGCTGTAGCTGTGTCATTCAAGAATGAAACAGTAATGGAATCTGAAGCGAGGCCAGTGACAAATTTATTGGCGGTATCGCCCATCGCGGTGACAGAAATTTGGTCTAGGACTCTATTGAGAGTAAATGCCGTTACGTGATCAGAAAGATTGACTGTAGCAATCTTAAATCCGACCTTATTGTTTAAGAAAATTGCCATTGATTATTCCTCATCTTTCTTGGTTGATACTGGCTTTGGTGCGGGTTCGCTGACTTGACCAATCTTTTTCAAGAAGGCCAAATCCTCTGGTGTTAGTGACATATTAGCTCCAACTTGAACATAGGATTGATACGGACATCTCGCAACTGAGAAGGTCTCCCGAAGCAGCATTGAGAACGCTAGGTGCGCTTATTGCGCCTACATTATAGGTCAAAGAAGATGCAGCAAGTTTGTTAAACACTCCAACTACAAAATCTTCTATTCCATTGAGGTTGCCCTCGTTATCGAAAAGAGGGGTCGTGATAATAAGCCGAAAGTTGGCCAATGGACTTACTGTGTTACGAGCATTATTGCTAGGAGTAATGTAAGGGTCGTCTGGACTAACAATGACTGAATTGGCTAATACTGTGGCAGGTGGGAATGCAAAGACTTGGTATTTAGTGTTATCGACTAAAGCGTTAGCTAGTGTCGTTCTGAGTGTAGTGAGAGCAACTGGCATTATCCCACCATCGTGCGTGGGTCGAGTGCGTGTGCTATCAATCCTCGCACCTTAGCGAGAAGCTGTGCGCTCATTCGATAAGGGGAAGGCTGGAAATCGACAAGGTTAGAAC